ATCTTCCAGTGCCGGTCGGTGTAAAACTCGTATTCCTGGCCCCGGCGCCGGTCGGGGTCGAACTGGTCGAACGACCGCACGCTGAAAAACCAGCGGTGTGTCACGTCCGAATGGGCCAGGTCGCTGTTCCAGTGCGGCAGTTTCAGATACATGAGCCCCTCGGGCCGCAGGATGCGCCACGCCTCGTTCAGGCTGGCCAGCAGATCGATGTCCAGGTGCTCGAGCACCGTCCGGGCGACGATGCGGTCGAACGAGTTGTCGGCCCACGGCCAGGGCAAGGCGTTCAGATCGTGCGCCACCGTAATCCACGGCCGCGCCGGATCGAGTCGCAGGTCGTGATTTACCGCGCCCTTGACGGCTCTCTGCCCGGCCCCCAGGTTCAGGATGTCCAATTTCCCCTCCTGATAACAATACAGGATCGCCACAGCCACCAACCAGCGATAACCCGCCGGCCTCTCGGCCACGAGCGCCTCGTCGATCGGGCACTCCGCCCACTCATTGGCCTGAGATATGCGGCGCATATAGCGCACCTCGTCCACCGGCAGCTCGCCGGTGATCAACTGCCGGTCGAGTAGGTCGTTATAGCCCAGGGGCACGGTCAGGAGCGCCGTCCCACCCGGCGCGAGCCACCCCCTGATCCGGGTCAGGGCCCCGGCCGGCGTCGCGCCCGGCGCGGCCAGGTGCGCGTAACGACCGTGCCCGATGTGCTCCAGCGTCGAGATTGAGACGATCAGGTCGAACAGTCGCCCCGGTTGCCAGCTCATCACGTCGGCGTTGATCACGCCCGGCCCCTTCTCCCGCGCATCGAGCACCGGCCAGACAATGGGACCGTAATGCGACAGCACGTTGCCGATCTCCAGGATGTTGGCCCAGGCGTGCTCGTGCTCGCGCAGGATGGCGACGACGATCGGCACCTCGACGGCCCGCATGTTGAGGCTGGCGTGGTTGTAGGGGTGCTGGAGGTAGGCCAGTTCCTGCCCGTTGAAGTGAAAGCTGCCGATCACTTCTTCTTTCCCTCGTGCTTGCGCACCATGTTCCACGCCTCCTGGGAGTCGATCCGGCCGGGGATCATCCCCGCCCACCTCCGCGCGTCGCCGGGGTAATGCATCAGGCCGGCGGTGGCGATCCCCTTGCAGTATTTCGGGAACGTATTCCATTCGTTCCCCAGCCACAGCACCTTGAGCGGGTCGGCGTACAGCGCCCGGAGCAGCGCCCCCTGGTCGCGCTGGGCATACTTCTCCCACTCCTCCTGCCAGCGCCGGAAAAAGGCCGCCACGCGCGGATTGCGGGCGAACGCCCACACACCGCCGTTGATCTGCAGGGCGTGCAGGGTTTTGACCTGCTGTTCGATCTTGGCCAGCTCCTGGTCGTTGTTTTTCCGCCGGAAATTGTGCATGGTGTCCATCAGGTGCGGATCCTTGCAGATCACGAACTCCCAGCCGGCCTCGATCCATTCGAAGTAGCGCACGATGTCGTGATGTTTGACCTCGGTGTCGGCGTCCAGGTACAATACCGCCTTCCACTCCGCCGGCGCCAGGTCGTACGCCCGGAGCTTGGCCCGCCGGCCGCCCACGTCCGAATCGGGCTGGACGACGAGCAGGCTCTCCGGCCCGATCTTTTTCGCCGCGCACAGGCAGATCGGGATCTCGGGCAGATATTTTTTGACGCTGTTCATCAGCCTGAGCGCGCACTTGCGCGCCGGGTCGCCGAATGCCACGACGTAGATCCCGCGTTTGCTGCCGGTGCCCCGCTGCCGCGGCCGGCCGGCCTTGACCGGCAGGGGCCGGGTCTGCACGCCTCTCATATCTTCCTGCTCCTGTTCCTGTATGCCGGCGTCCACCTCCCGGGTCTCGCCGTCCATCATGGCCATGATCCCCTCCGCATTGCCCTGGCACCAGGCCTTGACCGTGTAGGGCGCCGTGGCCGCCCGCAGCGCCTCGCGATCCACGCCGCCCCGCGTTTTGAGCGCCGCGCCCAGCGCCTTGACCAGTGTGGCCGGGTCACCGCGGGCGTAGCGGTGGATGCCGGCCAGGTCGGGCAGCTCGTCCAGGATGCCCACGCCGCGCGGCACGACCACGCTCACGCCGCACGACAGCGCCTCCAGGACCGGCATGGGCCCGCCCTCGACGCGGCTGGTGCACACCAGCACGTCCAGGCCCTGGTAGAACGCCGGCATATCGCGCCAGTTATAGCGCTTCGTCGGCACCGGCCAGCCCCGGCCCGAGGCCCGCCATTCCACGCCCTGGCCCGCCTTGCAGGCCAGCACCGCCTTGACCAGGTCCTCGCCCTTGCGATGGTTGCGGTAGGTGTAGCCCGAAAAGCCGCACACCATCTTCCCCCCTCTCCCCCCGGGAGAGGGCCGGGGTGAGGGAGTGAACCGCTCCCGCTCGACGGGCAGCGGCGGCTGGATCGTCGGCCCGTACTGGCCCAACTGCCCGGCGTACAACCGGCACATGGCCACCCGCAGATCCACCCGCCCGGCCACCTGGTCGAACAGTTTAGCCTTGTCGTTGCCCGGCGGTTGTTCCTCGCGGTGGGTGAACAGGGCCAAGACCGGCACGCGCGGCCATGGCTTGCACAGTTGAGCCTCGAAATAGCCCGCTAAGTAGACTATCCCGGCGTGCGGCTCTGGCGCGCGCGTCAGCGTCCAACTGTTGCCATCGCGCAGATACCGCGCGAAACGAGGCAGGACTCGATCATCGTCCAGGTTGCGGCATACGACGTTCACCATTCCGGTGCCGTTCCGGAACACCGCGCGCGCCATGCTCAGATCCTCGTGATCCTAGGCCGTCGCGAAATTCACGAAGGCCGATGGCCTGAGCAGGCCCATCGCCGCCCGCATCTCGGCCAGGATGGCGATCAGGTTGCGGATGAACCAGTCGCTGTGGCTGTCGGTGACGCTGATGGTGGCCTGCTCGCGATCCCAGAGCACCATCTTGCGCCAGTTGGCCAGCCAGGCCGAGCCCTGGACGTGGTGGAAGCTCTGCACCACCGGCACGCCCCACAGCGTGTTCGGCCCGGCGCCGAATGGGTCACCGCGCAGGAATCGCCCGGTCGTGTCGCGCAGCAGATCGACGGTCTCCCAATCGGTGGGGTGGAATACGAACGCCGTCGGCCGCTGCCGGCCGGTGAGCAATAGCGTGGTGATGGCCTGCCGGGCGGTGATGAGAATGTTGGTGTTGAACGCCTGGACCAGCGTCCCGGCCTGGTTGTTGAGTCCGGTAAAGTTCTCGCCCACGCCGTTGCCGTTGAACAACTGGTTCTCGAGCTCGTCGATCAGGTCCTCGCGCAGCTCCTGGTCGATGATGCCCCGGAGCTGGGCCACGTCGGACAGCGCCCGCTTGGTGGCCCCCACGTAGACGGCGATGGTCTTGACCGTCTCATACACCTTCTCGAAGTTCATGGCGCCCTGGGGTTTTTCGCCGGTGATCTCGCCGGTGGCCCCGGTCGGCTCCTTGACGTTGGCCTCGGGCGTCGGCTCGGCCTCGGTGACCTGTTTCGTCTGGCGGACGTACTCGACGGAATCCGAACCTGTCTGCCGCACCGAGATCAGGTCCCGGAGCGTCACCGGATAGCGGCCGATCGGCTCGTACAGGCCGGTGATGTCGGGATTGACGAACGCGCCCGCGCTCGTCACGTCGGCGCCGGCGATCAGCTCCTTGCGCCGCCAGCCGCCCGGCTCCTGGACCACGATGGATGGGCTCGACAGGCCCTTGCGGCTATCGGGGATGTGGCCCGAGGGCGCCACCGACTTGTACCACGCCTGCCACTCGGGCGAGTTTACGAACCGCTCACCGACGGTCAGGCCCTTGCCCGGCGCGCCGTGGCCGTTATTGCTCCGTGGCTGCTCACGCTCCGCGAGCTCGATGCCGGCGCCCAGGTCCAGGACCGCCTGGCGCAGTGCCGCGTCGCCCTCGGCGGCCTTGATCTTATCCTTGAGGCTCTTGGCCTCGGCCATGATGGTTTCGATCTGCTGCCGCTCCTCGGCGGTGAAATCGCGGCCTTCCTTCTCGGCCAGGTCGCAGATCCCCCGCACTTTGAGCAGCAGTGCTTTCAGCTTGTCTTTCACGTTACACCTCCAAAAGGTCAATGTCGATCTGAGTGGCTATCACCACCGGCAGCGGGCCGCTCGGCTTACCGCTGTGGGTCTCGCCTTCGTCGCCGTCGCCGGTATCGGAATCGCCATCGCTGGCGTTCTCGATCTGTTTTTCCGCCGCCTCGAACGAGCCATCGTGCGAGCGGCAGTGCGCGCGGGCCTGGCTCTCGGACCAGACCTCCTTGTCGTAGCGGTATGCCTGCTCGGTCAGCGCCGTCTCGCCCTCGAGCCGGCCCACGATGACGCTGTAGGTTTTGCCCTCGTGTTCCCTGGTTATCCGCCGGAAGGATCCATCCTGGAAATCACCGGGATCCCGCAGCCGGCAGGCGTGCTCGTTGGGGTAGGGTTTCGCTGCCTCAGCGCCCTTGATGACCGTGGTCCGGGTGGCGATGCCCGCCCCCCTGGTGACCGGGCTCACGCCGATCACGTCCAACCTTTTCAGGAACTGCACCGGCTGGCCGTCGAACATGCCCGGCTCGGCCGCGACCACCCGGAAGGTATACGACCATTCCTGCATGTCGCCGGCGGCTTTGACCACGGCGTGATGCTCGCGGCCGGCGGTCGTGTCCATGAAAAACTGGCCGTCGACCACGGCCTCGTTCTCGATCTCGCGGATCATGCCCTTGCCCACCGGCGGCGCCTGGTAGTTATGGTTCCATGGCTCGATGAACACCCGCTGCTCGCCGAACGCCCCCGGCAGGGTCACGTCGCCGTCGTGGTCGATCACGTTCAGCGTGGCGAACACCGCCTGGACCTCACCCTCCTGGCCGCCGGTCTTGAGCTGCATACGGCCGCGAAACGTCTTGGTCTTCATATCACCTCCCAAATAGTACAGAGCATTGGCAGTTGGCGTTGTTCTCCGCCCCGCCGGCCGGGTCGCCCGGCCAGCGCATGCCGTTCGAGAATTTATCGCGGATGCCCACCGTCTCGCCGTCCATGACCAGGTGCGCATCACGCGGGTTTTTGCTGTTGACCGCCCACGTCTTGGTCCGCAAGCCGCCGGCGTTGGCTGCCTCGTATGAGCCGAACGACGCCGCGCTGGTGACCGCGCTCACCGCCTCGCGGGCCGCCCAGGACGTGAGCGCCAGCTCGAACACGTGTTTGACCGCGTCGAGCGGCTCCTGCGCGGCCAGCGCCTCGGCCACCGCCTGGCGCGTCTGGTCGTTGATGTACGTCGCCTGGATCAGGCTGTGCTCCTGCAGCCAGGCCATCATTCGCTCCTCGGACACCCCGGCGTCGAGCATGGCCGCGATCTCGTTGGCCCAGGCCAGCGCCGTCGCCGTGTTCAATTTGAGCAGGTCCTGGTACAGCTCCTGGATCCAGCGTTCATCGTCCCACCACACCCCGCCGATGTCCGACTTGGCCGGCACGCGGCTGACGATAGCCGCCTCCTGGCGGCGATAATGTTTTTGCAGCGCCACCGTCCAGCGTTTCTCCCACGCCGCCCGGAGTTGGGGCCGGTGGCTGTCCAGCCCCTGCACCGCCTTGGATAGCAATGCCTCCGCCTTTGGCGGCGCTGAATCCTGGGGGCTCGCCTGCCCGCCGACCAGCACGTTCAGCGGGATCACCAGCATATCGGCGTCGGGCTGCTCGGCGCGCGGCAGGTTCAGCCGGGCGCGCGCCTCGTTGGCGGTCATGTACGGCCGGCCCACCGCCGATTGCAGGCTCTGCACCTGTTCCTCGAACGAGCCCTGCATCTTTTCGGCGATGTTGAACTCGACGTACACGCCCTCGGCGTCGTCGAACTCGGGCAGGAGCTGCAGGATCACGTCCTGCTCGACCTTGGCCAGCCATGGCCCGAGGCTATCCTGGTACAAGTTTTTGTGCTGCTCTTTGATGTTCGAGAACGTCGCATTGTCCAGGATGCCGACCATCGGCAGTGGGATGTGGTACGCGCGGGCGCATTCCTCGCGCGTGAGTTTGCGGCCGAGCAGGTACTCGCTCTCCTGGGCGTTGAAGGTCATCGGCTTCCAGGTCATGTCGTCTTCCAGGATGGCCGTCGTGCCGCTGTTGTCGCCGCCGGCATACAGCGCCCCGAACTCGTGCCTGAATCGCTCCCGCGCCGCGTCGCTCCATTCCGGCGCCGTCGCCGGTCGCTCGATGATGCCCGACATGCGGGCTGCATTCTGCCAGAAGTGCTCGCGATAGTCGCCGGCGGCGTGCTCCTCGGCCAGGATGCGGCGCAGCGTCTCCAACGGCGACAGGCCCGCGACCGCGTTGTCGGGGTTGTAGCCGGCAAAGTGCACGATCTCGTTCGGCATGACCTTTTTGGTCTCGGTGCCGAGGTTGACCTCGTAATAGGTCGGCACCAGGCCGCCGTACACCGTCATATACGTCGGCGGCACGCGCAGGAGCCCCAGCGGCGCATCGGCCACCTTGATCTTGAGCCAGTAGGCGTTGAAATAAATCCCCAGGTCGCTCATCAGCGATTCGATCAGCCGGTAATAGGTGACCTTGAACTCCGCCGGCAATGGCTTG